AATTCATGGCCTTAGCTACGTTGAAGAAACAAGAACAAGAGTTAAAAGAGTTATTCATATATCAAGGTGCTCCGGGAATGTGGGACGAATGGTTACAATTTCAAGTAGAGGCACGTAAAGGTAGAGAGAAGGCGGCGGCGCTTGCTCAAATAACTCACTTACGGTTTAAACAGAAGGTTACAGATGTAGTTAACATCACATTGGCTGTCTTACTGGTATCAACTGGCTTGTTTGCTGTTGTAGGGTTAGTTTGGGCAATATACACTAAAGGACAATTCTAATGATACCACTTATTACAGGCATTTTAGGAATAGGTAAAACTTGGTTAGAAGGTAAAAACAAAGTAGCACAAGCAGAGTTAACCGCCCAATTAGTTGGTATACAGGCTGACTCTGATATACGGAAAGCTAAAGCGCTATCTGTAACTAACAGAGCAGAACGGGGGCAAGACCAAGACTTTGATTTAGATAAGCTGGCTATGGAGAACATGGAAAAGAGTTGGAAAGACGAACTCATTTTACTTGTGTTTCTCGCACCCATGATAATGGCGTTTGTTCCAAGTATGGACAAGTATGCGTTAGCTGGCTTTGCTGTTGTTGCTATGATGCCCCAGTGGTATCAATATATAATTATAGGCATGGTGGTGGTAATATATGGTTTACGTGGTCTTCTTGAGAAGTTTATATCACGTAAGTTTGGAGATATAAAATGAAATTAAGTAAGAACTTTAGTTTACAAGAGCTAGTTAAAAGCAACACTGCAACACGACGTAACATTAATAACACCCCAACACAAGAGGTAATTACAAACTTACAGGTACTAGTAGACAATGTGTTACAACCCCTACGGGACAGGGTAGGTACAATTGTTATTAGTAGCGGTTACCGCAGTCCAGAGTTAAACACAACCATCGGTGGTAGTAGTACTTCTGACCACTGTTTAGGTATGGCTGCTGATATAGAAACAGTTGGGTTAGATAATAAAGTATTAGCTCAGACAATACGAGACAATTTTCAGTTTACTCAACTCATACTTGAGTTTTATGAGGATGGTGTACCAGACAGTGGCTGGGTACACGTTAGTTACGACCCACTTGATTTAAAAAAACAGGTGCTTACAGCATCTAAAGTAAACGGTAAAACACACTACTCTATAGGATTTTAAAATGACAAAACGACCACTACCTGTACGCAACATGCGTAAGACTAAAAACAAGAAACCAAAGCCAACAAAGAAATGAAGTTAGCTTACGTTGTATGGGAAGACGCAGCAGAGCTTGATGAAACACCTTGGGCACTACATGATGAGTGTTTCACGTACAGCCCTGTGCTATGTAAACAAGTTGGGTTTGTTGTGTACGAGGGCCCAGAGGGTATTGTCTTAACAGAAGCAGTAATTGGCGACGTAACTGTTGCTCGACGTAACCAAATACCAAAGGGTATGATTAGGAGCTTAACATGGTTGACCGAACCAATTTCCTTGACGGAAGTGGAAAACGAGTAATATTGCAACTCTTTAAAGAGTTCTGTCGCTCAGACGTAAAGTTTAGACCCATATACACTTTACAAGAATGGAAAGAAGTGTTCTTAGATGCACGCGACCCTTCTGAATATGAACCAGCTATGCTCCTTTTAGGAGACTGGGAACACTGGTTAGAAATTAGAAACCACCCTCTAATTAAACTGCATGTAGATAAGTGGCAAGCAGAGTTAGAAGTTAAGCTGCGTTCAGAAGCTATTAAACAAATGAAGAGTCATGCCAAACAAGTAGGTGGCACTGCTGCTGCTAAGTGGCTTGCTGACAAAGGGTATGCCTCTGAGACAGCCAAGAAGGGCGTAGGACGGCCTAAGAAAGAGGAGGTAGTACCCATAGTACCTACTGGTCGTTTAGCTGGTGATATGGCTCGTTTAGGTATTGTAATTGGAGGTAAACACTAATGCCATATATGACAAACGGCAAACGCGACTATGACAAGCAGAAGCCAAACGATGACAAAAACATGAAGAACCGCGCCAAGCGTAACGCAAAGCGTAGGGAACTTGAGAAAGAGGGTCTTGTTTCTAAGGGTGACGGTAAGCACGTAGCACACAAGAAAGCCCTAAGCAAAGGCGGCTCTAACAAAAGGTCAAACGTAAAAGTATCTAGCGCTACTAGTAACCTTAGTTTTGCACGTACTAAAACAGGAAAAATGAAATGAGTAAGCCCGGATTATACGCTAACATTCACGCTAAACGTAAACGAATTAAAGAGGGTAGTAACGAAAAAATGCGTAAGCCCGGTGATAAGGGTGCACCTACTAACAAAAACTTTAAACGCGCTGCTACAAAAGGTAAATAATGGCAAAAGACCCCCGATTAGAACGTGCTGGTGTAGACGGTTTTAACAAGCCTAAGCGGACACCAAGCCACGCAAAGAAAAGCCACGTAGTAGTTGCTAAAGAAGGCGATACGGTTAAGACTATTCGTTTTGGAGAGCAAGGTGCGTCTACAGCTGGTAAACCCAAAGAGGGTGAGTCTGATAAGATGAAAGCTAAACGTGCAAGCTTTAAAGCTAGACATGGTAAAAACATATCTAAAGGTAAGATGAGCGCAGCATACTGGGCAGATAAGGTTAAGTGGTAATGGACGAAAGAGCAATAATTAAAGAGGCAGCGGAAGCTGACTTACTAACATTTATTCGTCTTATAGCACCTCACCGTATGCTGGGTGCTGTGCATGAAGACCTGTGCTCATGGTGGAGAAGAGACGATGCTAAAGATAATCAATTAGTATTACTACCTCGCGACCACCAAAAAAGCGCTATGATTGCGTATAGGGTAGCTTGGTGGATTACAAAACACCCTGAGACTACAGTGCTTTATGTGTCTGCTACAGCTAACTTAGCTGAGAAGCAGTTAAAAGCTATTAAAGACATCCTAATGTGCGACATCTACCGTTTCTACTGGCCTGAAATGGTTAACGAAGCTGAGGGAAAACGTGAACGTTGGGCGGTGGATGAGATTAGTGTAGACCATCCAAAGCGCAAAGCAGAAGGTATACGAGATGCTACAGTTAAAGCTGCTGGTATAACTGCCAACGTTACGGGTTTGCATTGTAACGTAGCTGTACTAGATGATGTAGTGGTTCCTGATAATGCTTACACCCAAATAGGGCGTGAGCAAGTTCGTGCGTTCTACTCACAGTTGTCTTCCATTGAGTCTACAGGTGCACAGGAGTGGGCGGTAGGTACACGTTACCATCCGGGTGACCTATATAAAGACATGATGGAAATGACTGAGGTTTTCTACGACGAGGACACAGATGAAGAGGTTGAGAACGAAGTGTACGAAACCTTCGAACGCACTGTAGAAACTAATGGTGAGTTCTTATGGCCTACTATGCGGCGTACTGATGGTAAGACTTTTGGCTTCAATGCTCGTGAGCTTGCTCGTAAAAAAGCTAAGTACCTAGATGTAAGTCAATTTTACTCACAATACTATAATAACCCAAACGCTATAGAAACACAAATAATTGACAGAAGTAGGTTTTCATATTATGAGAGAAGCAAGATTGAGAATGTTAGTGGTAGCTGGTATCTTAATGATAAGTTACTACATGTATTTGCAAGTATGGATTTTGCCTACACTGTAGGTACAAAGTCTGACTTTACAGTAATTATGGTGTTAGGCGTAGACGACTTAAACAACTACTACGTACTGGACATTGACCGTTTTAAAACAAACAAAATATCTGTTATGTACGATAAGGCAGAAACTGTGTTTCGTAAGTGGCGGTTTAAAAAGATGCGTTGTGAGGTAGTTGCGGCACAGAGACTTATCGTAGGCCAGTTTAAAGACTACATGCGTAGCCAAAACATAATGTTTGTTATTGACGAGTATAACCCTCCTAGGAATATGAGTAAGGCAGAGCGTATAGCCGCCATACTAGAACCTAGATACAACAACAATCAAATATGGCACTACAAAGGTGGTAACTGCCAGACGCTAGAGGAGGAGCTTATTATGAACAACCCTGAGCACGATGACATTAAAGATGCTTTGGCTTCTTGTGTTGAGATATGTAAGCCCCCCATTGGTAACAGAATGTGGGGTAAACGCACTAACGTAATACAATTTAATTCTAAATTCGGTGGCGTAGCCTACTAAGAGGAACTTATGAACAACAACATTTCAACAGCATACAATGATGACGCACTTGCCTCTAAGATTTCAGACATGTGGACTAGGTGGGACACTGCACGTTCTGTGTGGAAAGAAGAGAAGAACGCATTACGACAGTACTTGTTTGCTACAGACACTCGCTCAACTAGCAATAGTAAACTACCGTGGAAGAACTCTACTGTAACACCTAAGTTAACACAAATACGAGACAACTTGCACGCTAATTACTTAGCTGCTTTATTCCCATCTGAAAACTGGTTCTTTTGGGAGGCTACGGATAAAGACCCACAGCTAATGCAAAAGCGTTATGCCATTGTGAATTACTTAAAACAGAAGTTAAAAGCATCTAACTTCCAACTTCTTGTCTCTAAACTCGTTTATGACTACATTGACTTTGGTAATGTAATCGTAACGTATGACTACGTGAGGGACACATACATTGGTAAAGACGGTCAAGTGTCTACGAAATACATCGGCCCTAAAGCATACAGAGTTAATCCACACGACATTGTGTTTAATCCGTTGTCTGAAGAGTTTGATAAGTCCCCGGTAGTTAGGCGTATGTTAAAGTCCATTGGTGACTTGTTAACTGACGTTGAGACTAAACCTGCTTTACACTACGATAAGGCCGTAGTAGACAAGGCGTTGCAGTTTAGGCAGAACTACCGTGATGACCCTGAGTTTAAAAAGGAAGTTAACATGGCAATTGATGGCTTCGGTAGTGCCGATGAGTACTTAACCGGAGACATGGTAGAGCTGTTAGAATTCTGGGGTGATATATACGACCCTGATACTAAAACACTACTACGTAACCAACTTATTACAGTAATTGACCGCAAGTGGATTTTACGTAAGCAGGTTAACCCTATGTGGGTAGCTGAGAAACCAATGTTCCACTGTGGTTGGAGATTACGTACAGATAACTTGTGGGCACAAGGCCCTTTAGACCAGTTGGTAGGTATGCAGTACCGCATTGACCACTTAGAAAACCTTAAAGCAGATGTGTTTGACCTCATTGCGTACCCTGTAATTAAGGTTAAAGGTAGTACTGTTGAGGAGTTTGAGTACGAACCCGGTGCACAAATCTTTGTAGGAGATGAGGGTGATGTTGAGTTTATGCGACCTGATGGCTCTGCGTTAAATGCAGATATGCAAATTAACGAGCTAATGAACCGTATGGAAGAACTTGCTGGTGCACCTCGGCAAGCTATGGGAATACGTACCCCCGGTGAAAAAACTAAGTTTGAAGTACAAACATTAGAAAACGCAGCTGGTCGTATTTTCCAGAACAAAGTAAGTTGGTTTGAGCGTAACATTTTAGAACCGCTGCTTAACGGTATGTTGGCAGAATCTATCCGTAACTTTGAGGGCGTAGAACGCATACGGACAGTAGATGAAGAATATGGCACTGAGAGCTTCATAGAGGTCACTAAGAACGATTTAATGGCAGCAGGTAAGATATACCCCGTGGGTGCTCGGCATTTTGCAGAGCAGGCCCGTTTTATACAGGAGCTTGCACAGACAATGAATGTAGTAGCTGCTATGCCTTCTGTTGCTACACACATCAGTGGTAAAGCAATTGCTCTAGCCATTGAGGAAAACATGGGGTGGCAGAACTATAAAATTGTGCAGGACAATGTTAATGTGTTTGAGCAAGCTCAGACACAGAAGTTAATGAACCAAGCTGCTGAAGACATCCAAGTGGCTTCAACTGTGTCGCTAGAGGGACAACAACCAGTGGGGGAAGAACCCCCTATTGACACACAGCAATAACTGTGATAGTATAGTTATATGAATACATTATTACTTAAACATAAATCTAATACTATTACTAAAGAAGAGTTTACTAAACTATGGAATAATAA